TCCATCTTCAACCTCAATGTCTAATTCATTAGATACATTACCACCGATAGCAAACTTCTCTTTTACATATTCTCTGAAGTCTGTTTCTTCGAAGATTGGTTCCCAGAACTCTGGGTTGAGTGTTTCTTTTTCTCTGACTTTCGGGTCTCGAAGCTCTCCAGTAGTTCGATCAATAGTACAATACCAACCGTTGCTAGGCTTGCCGACGTAGCCTCCCTGAAGGGCAACATCAAGTAAGCCACTATACTTAGATACCCCACCATCCCAAGATACAGATATAGGTATTTTGGACTTTTCTTTGACATAACGAGATTTCTCCACATTGATTACAAAATGATATCCTTTGATTTCTGTTCCTTGTTTATCTTGCTGACGACCAAGGATCCAGATATTATCTGCAGAATAATAGATGCCTGTTCCACCAGACACAACAGCCTTAGGGAACATACCAATTTCCATATACGTATGGTTAACTGCTATCATAGGAATATCTTTCATATTCAGATAAGGAGTTACCATACGGAACAAGCCTTTCAAAGACTTGGCACGTGACATATCTGCTACAGACTTTTCGTTGATCGCATCTTCAAGCTCTTTCTTAGAAGCCAAGTTGCCAACAGAATCAATAACAACAATTACTTTATCTCCACGATCGATCTCTTCTAATTGTGAAATAAGATCAAACTTTAGCTCTTCAACATTAGTGATAGGAGTATGGAGTACTCTCGACGTATCGATACCATACTGCTGGAAGTATGACTGAGGTGATCCAAATTCTGAATCATAGAACATCAGAACAGCATCATCATACTTCTTCATGTAGGCTGCTGCCATGATCAAAGCAAAAGATGTTTTGAAGTGTTTAGATGGACCAGCGAGCACTGTAAGACCAGGTGCTACTCCTCCATCAAGAGAACCAGACAGAGCTACATTCATCATAGGAACATCTGTTGGTACCATATCTTTATCATTGAAGAATTTAGATTCTGATAGAACCTCAGTAAACTTAACTTTACTATTCTTCTTTAGTTTATCCATTATCGACATATTATCGACCCTTCATATTGTAAGCCATATCTTCTTCAAGTTGTTTGACCCTATTATACAACTCATCTACCTGCTTTTGCAACGAATATTCTGTAATCACCCGAGGTGATTCTTTAGCAAATTCTTCCTTAATCCACTCTTGTGTTGCTGACATTTTCGGTCTCCCTAGTAGCTACTCTTTTTCTTAGATCACTAGATGAGAATCTGTGATCACGTTTGTTGTAATAAACTTCTATTCCTCTCTTGGAACAGATAGCACGACCAGTAAACGTTTTCTTCTTATATTCATCTCCGATAATTCTTAGATCGATGTCAAACATATTAAGTATGTCTTCAAGATCTTTCTCAGTAGCATATGGTACGATCTCATCCACATAGCTTACTGCTGATAATTGGACATACCTTTCTACTACTGTTTGCACCGGTGGGTTCTTCTCAGGTCTATCTAATGATGGATCAATCTGTAATCCACATATCAGATAATCACACTGACTCTTAGCTTCACGCAGCATCTGTACATGCCCAGCGTGAAGCAGATCAAATGTAGAACAAGTGAATCCTACTATATTATGTATACTTTTGGTCATGAGCTTTACCGCGGCCATAATCACCATCATACTTAGATAGAGCTTCTGCTTCCCACGATAAGTATTGACCGACACGAGTACCAGGTTTGATCTTCATAGGACCAGTAGTAACATGCATTACACCAGCCATTACTCCTTCATAGCCCGTGTCATATAAGCCAGATGTTAAGAATACGCCATTACGGTTCAGGGTAGATCTTGTAATAACAAAACCAGCTTCGCCATCACCTACAGTAATCTCATTCTCCATGATCACTTCATAGCTACCAGGCTCGAGACGATAGAACCCATCATCATCAACCTTCTTCTCAACACTACCACGATGCTGCTTATGATCTTCATCAATTACAAACTCATTGCTAGCAATCCAGAAGATCTTACCCAGACGAAGATCAACAGCATTAGGCTGTACGTCACCAGGTTGAATAGCAGATAGAAATGACTTATTGTCACCACCAATATTAATCATACTCATTACTTTTTATCCATTTCATTTAAATACAAAATACCATAGTGAATAATCTTCATGATATCTTTACGTTCCTGGTCACCTTTGTTACCAGCTCTAATAATATACTTAACCATATTAGTACGATAGGCTTCCTTAGCCATACCCATACTTTCCCAGATATCAGTTACCTGAATCTTCTTATCGTTAGCATAATGCGCATCATATGTAGATGCAATATACTCAGTGATCTCTTTGATGATCTTATCTTCATTCTTACTAAACATTACCAACTCCAAGTTTCTCGTACATATATTGTACATCATTTTTAGCTGAAAGTAAAGAGCGTCTATGAAAAACAGGACGACCAGTTACATTAGCCTCAAACCGATTGGTCTTGACTTTATGTACTCTACCTACAACTTTACTTGTGATTGAATCATACGCGATATGCTCGACATAACCTAAGTCATGCCGAGCTTGTTTCCACTTTACTGTATCAATCATAATGCGAGGACTTTACTTACTTCGCGTGCACTAGAAGGGAGACCTCTACCAGCTCTCAACCAATCTTCTACTTGCTCAAAATAGAAAGCAGCATCTTCATTACCAGCTTGCTCAAGAGCTAGCTTAGCTTCTTTAAAGAACATGACGGTATTCATAGACGAGCCGTCATTGGCACTCGCAGGCTTGTAGTTACCTCTACGCTGATTACTCATAATATAACCTCTCAACTAAGTCATCAATATATGATATATTATACATCACATTTCTAAGAGTATCAACATTTAAATCGCGATAATAATCAAAATCTACTTCTTCTTCAAACTTACCGTTAACCAATCCAGTTGGCGAGTTATCAAAGCGGATTCCATTTAAGCCTGCCCAGACTGCAGCCGACGAATCCCAAGAAGCGATAAAATGTTTCCAAGGGCTAAGTAACTGAATCTCACGAGGGCCATCAACCATACCTAAGCAATGGAACACGTTAACATGGTCTTGATCTAATAGCATACGATCATCAAGCTCTTGGAGAATTGCATATCTTGATAGATAACGTTGCAGCTTGTTATCTTTCTCTACACCATATGCATTAGGACATCCAAGGATAGACAAGCCAATACGATCAACAAATCCTGTTTGTCTTGAAACTTCATCAAGAGCCCAAGCCATACATTCCATGTAATCTTCGAAGTCACCAATCACTGATTGAGGAACGAAGAAAGTATCAAAACCAGCATCTTTGTATTTCTTAGCTGTCTTCTTTGCTGCATCAATAGTCTTCTGACCTGGCTCATTAGGATAGTCTGACAGAACAATCATGTCAGCTTTACAAGATTTACCCATCTCAAGTAGCTTGCTTGTTGGATACATAGGACGACCCTGCTTATACATTTCGAAAGCAGAATTATCCATAATCTTATATTTGCCGTCATCTAAGTTTGCATAGAAGTTACGGTAAATCGGGTCACTCTCAACTAGATGAGCTAAGATAAGATGTGAACCATTAGTACGAGTAAAAACATCCAAGTACGACGTTGGTGAAATATGACAAAAATCAATCATTATAAATCCTTATTCGTTAGGAAAAGTTAGACGGCATCCATTCTCACCATCTTCTGATACTTCAATAGCAATATCACGGTCAGGATACTTATTACGAATATATCCAGCAAGCTCGCGAGCCATCATCTCACAAGACTTATAGTCAAGTTCCATAGTACCAATGTTGTATAGTTCTTCTAGCTCACGTTTGAACAAGATAAACTCTACATCACGGTCATCATGCATTACTTCAAGTTCAACACGGAAGTGGAACATATGCCTGTGAGGATAACCTAAGAAGCTAACCTCAGCTAGTTTAGGATCATCCAGTGCTGCTGGATACTTATGGATACCTTCTTTCTGAAATGTAACCCAAATAAAATCTTTACTCTTCATCATATCTCTCCACATCCCATGTATTAACAAGCCAACTGAATCCCCACTGCAGTGGAGAATAATCATTGAGCTCATCCGTACGGAAGGCATCAATCTCAGCAATTTGTTCTTCTGTTAGTTCACCTACTTCCTCAACTCCGTAGAATTGAGAAACATGTTCCCAAACACTCTCAATCATTTCATTTTCTACCCACTCATCAATCTTATGAGTACGGTGCCACTCAAATGCCATCTTATAGTTCCTCCAATATTCCTAGAACCTCAGCTGCAATAAACAAGATTCCAGATAGTTGCCATAGTCCCCATAACAGAGCGAGACCAGCAAACATTCTAATTATACTCTTTACAATACTAATGTAAAAGTGTTTCTTTGATGGATCTACCGGTTCTGCCATTATGTCCTCGTTCCAGCAAATGTCTGCTGCATCTTCAAGTAATCTAAGAATTCATTCTTCACAGATGGATTAAAGAACTGACCACGCAGCTCAGTAGTCTGTGTCAATGATGAGTGAGCAACAACTCCTC